ACGCTCTTCCGATCTGTAAAAAAATGTTCTGGGTATTCTTCACTGTCTGTAAATGAACCTTGCTCATATACTTCATACCCTAATGTTTCCAGCAGTTCGCTTAACTCATTTTTCATAACAGCTTATCCACTTCCTTCTCTAATGTATCTTCTACAGCTCCCTTAACTGCTTTATTTCTTTTTATTTTTTGAATAAATTTAACTGGTTTTTGTACTGGAGTACCACGATCCAGCCATATAGAAGCTACACCGCCTTTAGATATATCAAAACCTGTCTGTAAAGTTATTTTTTCACCATCATTTTTAACGTTTAAATTAGTTTCTATAGAGTCTTCTGTAAGTCCAGAATATCTATGTTGATCAATTACCTTTAAATATTCCTGTGTTGCCAGTTCACCAGATTTAGTAACTGCTTTTTCAACAGCTTTAGGAATATCACCGCCTAAACGCTCTATATCGTGTATGATTTCATCAACACCAGTAAATGTCATGGTACATTTAGTCTTTTTTCTAGCCACGTGACCCTCTAAGCCCTTCAACTTTAAACTTTAAAAACTGGTGTCTATATTCAATATCTTCTGGCTCTCCTATCACTTCAAAAACTTTGTTATCATCTAATCTTTTTAAACGTGTATCGCTTTTAATATCTGGGCTGTACCAGGTTTCCAGGCTTGCTGTATCTTTAATAGCGATAACTCCGTTTACTTCTGTTTCAGTACCTCCATAAGTTAAGAAGGAACAATATATAACTTCTCCTTGATCTGGATATACAGCTATATTTTTTCCTAGTTCTTTTTTATATGTAGGGTTTAATACCATAAACCCTACATTAAAAGGTTTTACAGGTCTATACATCTTTGTTACCTCTTATTTATACTTTCTTTGCAGTACATGAAGATAATTACCGCCTTCATGTACCTTATTAACTAATGTAATTACTCCAGCTGTAGAAATATTGTAGTGTTGCCCTGGCACCAGCTTAAAACCGTTTATATATACTTCAACATAACTTTTACCATTAACATATCCAGGTACTGTATAAGTTGAAGTACTGCCAGTTATTTCTACATAATAATTAGTCTCTGTTGGTATAGCATTAGCTTTTAATTTTGCTGTTAGAGTTTTTAATCCGTTTAGTGATAATACTTTCATTTTTAGTCACCATTAAATTAAAATAACGCTTCGATTTCTTCGGTTGTAATTTCTTCAACTTTTACTAGATCAGCTAATTTATTCTTTTCTGCTGTTGTATAGTCATTAGTAGACAGTTGTTTACCACTTACTTTATCAACTTTATTCACTATTTTAGTATCAACGATATTTCCAACTTGTGCAGATGTTTGATAACCACTGTCATTAGTTAATTGTGATACCTTTGTAGGTAATTCAGTTTTTTTAGCATATTCTGTTAAATTAATTTCACGTGTTCCCAACTTCTCATATTTATTTCCCAGCCAGAGATATTCATCATATACGTTGTTTCCAGAACCACTATTAGACAATAAATATAAGATCCCTTTTTTACCCGTACCTGGTAACTCTTCAACTGCTTGTGTATCAAAACCAGTAATACCAGAAACTGCCTGTGCAATTTCCTGCGTCACTTCTGTTTTAACTGCATATCCACTTAGATCAACATTAACCGCTTTGCTTCCATCTGGTACTAATGGTGATCCATTGACTTTTACTGATTTAACCGTTAACGCCTCTAATGTTGCTAATTTATTCTTTTCTGCTGTTGTGTAGTCATTAGTAGATAATTGTTTACCGCCGACTTTATCAACTTTATTATTTAGATCTGTTTTACTAGCAAAGTTTGTTTTTACAAGTTCTACAAACTCTGTCAGCTTTTCTAAACTTAAAACTTTCATTTTTCTTCTCCCTTACTTAAATAAATCTTGTATTTCTTGTGAAGTGATTTCTTCTAAAACCGTTCCTTCTTCGACTCTATCAAGTCTTAATAAAATATCTTCTAAAATATCTGGGTTTTGTTCTATAACCGCTTCACTGGTTTCTAATCCCTCTAAAACTGTCAGTTGTGAAATAGTAGTATTCCAGTGTTCTTTAGTCTTGCTATTGTGCATACAAACAATGAAATTAATTTCACCTTTATAACGTGTGGCAAAATTTGAGATCAGCCAGCTAAATGTTAAATGATCATCTTCAATAGCTACATCTTCACAGTGGTGTTTATCAGCTTCTTTATTTGCATTTAAATAATTAATACTTACATCAAGTTTTGAAAGATCAGCTATCTGCGCTGTCTTGTGACACTTAAAAAATATCTTTTTTGTATTGTTATCTGCCATAACACCAGCTATCTTTAGACTCTCTGGTATTGTTATCTTCCTGCTTATACTGTCAATCACACAGCGTTCCTCTGTATTTTCTGCTAAAGTATTGATAGGGTTCCTAGATTTTTCAACATATTTTTTATACGCTTCATCTAGTTCATTCATTTTTTTCTACCTCCTTTAGCAATGCTGTTGCAAGCTCTTTATATTTTTGCAGCTCTTCACTTTCGCTAGTTGCTTCTTTTTCATAAGAAAGTTGTATAACTCTTTGCTGGAAGTAGGGAGATAGCGAAGTGCCACCACTCCCATAATTCCACAAATCACTAACACCTCTTGTAATTAGTCCTACAGTTCTTTCACTTTTAGCAACATCAATAGAAACACCAGCAGAAACAATATAATCTATAACTTCATTTACATACCCTAATAGTGTTGTATCTTGATATGTTCCAGTAATACCTAACATAGCTTTTACTGTTTCTAAATGTTCATAGTTCATTGTTCTACCTCTTTTCTATTTTGCTGTTGCTTTTCTGGCTGTTTTTCTAACCGTTAAGCTGTCTTTTTTTTTACACGTAAGAAACCATCTTGTTTGATTACGTTACCACCAACAAATACAGAAGCTCTATAACAGATCATACCTTGTTTAAATTTAAAATCTGCTGACTCTTGAATATCTACAGGAGAAAAAGTAGCTACTTTATATGCTGATAAATCACCATAACCAAATACATAATCTCCTTCTGTAGCTGTATCAAAATCTTTTAAATTACTATTGATAACATAAGGAATTGTATTAATAGTTTTTTTGTTTTTATCAATGTCATAAGCCTTTTTACCATCTGCTAATCTTACTTGTGATAATGCTTTTAATGTTTTTTTGTTTAAAATCAATACTGCTTCTGTTACTACATCTTCATCTCCACCATATGAGAAAATAATTTCATCTAATGTATTTTCATCAATAGCTTTAATTTCAATGTCTTTTGCCCCGTCAATGGCTTTAGGTGTTGTAAAGATACCTGTAATTTGTTTTGTTCCAGTACCTGCAATTACTTGTTGTGATAATTTCTTTCTTAAAGCAATATTACAGTTTTCTTCTACTTTTTTAGCATAGTCAATATTAGGAAGTTTTTTAGCTTCTTCTGTTAATTCTGCATATGCTGTAATCTTTACTTTATTGATAGGTGCATAATCAAATACTGGTTCTGCGTCTGTATAATCTGCTCCTTCTTCTGTAATTCCACCCATTCCATAATCTTTTACATAGGCTTCCTCATATGTTTCTCCACCTGGTAAATCATCATGAGCTACTTGATCAACTAATGTAGACACTTGATTAAATGTATCATTCAGTACTGTTCCAGTATGTTTAGGTAATAACAGATTGCTAGAGCTTACTGTTACTGATCTTTTTTCCTTTAACGCTTTACCACGTTTTTCATACTCCTCATTCATTTGCTTTTCTCTAGCTTCCATATCTTCACCAGCTCCAGCAATACCGCCACGCATACCATAAGTACCACGCATAAAGAAGGATCTTTGTTGTGCTTTATTTTCTTCTTCCTGGTTTTCTTGATCATTGTTTTCTTCTTGTTCTTTTTCTTTATCTTCAACATTTGCTAGCTGTTTTTCAGCTTCATCTAGTTCACTTTTAACTTTTTTTAAAGTTTCTCCTAGTTTAGTTCTTTCTTCTTTATCGTCACTTTCAATCATAGCCTGTTCTAAGTTAGCTACCTGTGATCTTCTTTCTTCAATAATATTGTTTAAGTATTCTTTGAAATTCATCTTTTAATATCCTCCATATCTTTTTAATAACATTCTTGTTTCAATACTTAATTTAGAGTTCTCCGACTCTCTTACACGTGACTTAGAGTTCTCCATCTCCTTGCGCAATCTCTCCAGATTATTTTTGTCACGTGCGTATATTTCAGTGTCCTCATATGCTGGAAATGTCACCGCTGATACTTCCACAACACTAGAAATAGCTCTAATCCTATGGGTAGGCTTTTCAGTATCTAAACCTTCCCAGGCTTCATCTTCAATCGAAAACATGAAGCTCATACCTGTAATATCTCCACGCTGAATAGCGCTGTATAAATTTCTTGCTTCTGTGTTATTTTCAATATCTAAATAAACTCTAATAAACAAACCTTGTTCATCTACCCCTAACTGCATAGTAGAGCTTTCGTTATTCTTTCTACTACGAGCTAAAGGAATTTTACTAATATCATGGTTTACTAAAAATCTAACATCTGTAAGATCTGTGTTATCCAATGCTCCAGCTTCTATAATTTCCTGGCAAAAACCCAAATCAGTCATGGAGTCATAAACAATCGGTCTCCCCTCAATAACTTTTCCTTTTTCATCTTCTGTAGCTCTTACTTCAAAATTATAGGATCTGTTAATTAGTTCTGTTTTATTTTTCATACTACACCCCCTCGTTGTCCTTTAAACTTTTCTGTTTCATTTGATAAGCCTGTGCTAAATCAACATCTATGTAATTTAATGACTGCATACGTTTGCCTTCCAGCTCTTCTAAAGGCTCTAAACCTAGCGCAATACGTTTTTCATTTTCGTACAGATCGCCACTATCGCCTAAAATTCTAATAGCTTCTAATACCTGGGTTGTAGTCATGAATATTAAAGCCTGTGGTAAGAAAATAATTTCATTTCCTAACTGCTTTTCTCTGTCTGTAAACAGTGTTTTAGTAAAAGCCTGTGATATTGCTATAACAAGTGGCTCTAATTTTTTTTGATAAAAGGCTTCATACTGATCTTTTGTATAATCACCAGTTAAGATAGCCATACTGACTCCAAAAATTCTCAATATTCTGTTATCAATAAATTTAAGCGTATCAGCGTCCACCATCTGCACTTTTTTAGCTATAGGTATGTAGTCGCTTTTTCCATCAAGCCCTAAAATACCAGACTCATTATTTTTTAGTTTTTCGTTAAACTCATTTACCATATTCTGCACTTTATCTCGATCCATCATTGAACCAGATTTAACAACACCATTAACAGAAAATGAGCTTTTCATAGCTTTTAATATACCTTCTCTCATATTGGTATCCATTTCCAATAATTTAATAAGTGCGTCATTGTCTGGCTGTCCGTTTTCGTTTCCTCCTAAATAATCATTAAAAGAAAACTTATATCTAATATGGATCACTTCGCTGTAAGGCAAAGTAAATTCTTGCATATTTTTAAACTGCATTTTTATAAATAAAGTTCCTGTAGTATCTTCTAAAAAATCTACTTTTCTAGGCTGTAGGGGATAAAGGGCTATATACTGCTTTGACTTACTGCCATCTTTATTTTTAATTACTTTGTAAACTGGATATATAATAGCGTTATAGTTTAAAAACAAATTCCAGATCACTTTACTCATAAAATCGCTTTTAGTCATAAGTTCATTAGGGTTATCCAATACATACTGTATAGATCCTTTAACTGGTACTTGATTATGTTTTTCTCCTCTAACGTGTTTAGGCTGTAGCTTTGTCATTTCCTGTACAATACAATCAACGACAGATTGTACAACATCACTAGCATATATATCTGATCCAAACTGTGAAAAGATAGGCAATCCACTGTTTAACATATGAGCATATCTCAAACCGTTTATTTTATTTTTCAGCTTTTCAAATATTCCCATGCACAACCTCCTTTACTAGTTATTTTGTGTCAGCTGTCCTCTGTACCTTCTATATATTTCATATAGAATTATCAGCGTTACAGCTCCATCAATTCTCCTTGTAGCCTGGTTATTTATCTTTATACATAACACTCTCCCGAAGTTATCAATCTTCATAGAAGCATTACCTAAACACCATCTGTCTAACTCATTTTCGTTATAATTAACGTGCCTTGCTTTAAGTTCCTGCTCACATAGTCGCATAGCGTTATTTAATGTTTCTGCATTTTGTAACACCATTTCACACTCTATACCGTATTCTTCCATACGGTCTTTAAACTCTCTAGCAAAACGCTGATCATAACCACAAACTACTGTTCTAATGTCATAATCTTTATAGAGCTGATAAAACCAGTCTGCTACTTTTGTTAAATCGTTATCTAAACCTGGTAAAACTGTGAGTATACCCTGTTTAGCCCATTCTTCATATTTTGCTCCAGATTGCTTATCGTCACTATTCTCTAGTTTTCCCTCTGGTATGAAGTACATTGTATGTACAAACTTTGTATTACTATCTTGATCTAAAGCCATTATCTTAGCACACGTTAAATCTGTTGTTTCACTCAAATCTACAGCACCAATAACATATTTTCCCCTTAGATCCTCTATATTAAATTTAGCTTCATAGATATAATCTTTTTCTTCCAGCCAGCTTTGAGAATTACTTTGTTTAAAGTTAAAATCTTTACTTAAAACAAACATTCTATCAGCTTTTGAAGATCTGGCTTCATCTACCTGCTCTCTTAAATAATCCCATTTTTTAACTATCCCTAATGATGGATTAGACTTCTGCCAGCTTGCTTCATTTTCCCAAACTTCCCGTTCACTGTCCTGTGTATAAAGCCAAGGTAAAGTACGTTCCGCTTTTATACCATCATCTTCGCCACTGATAATAGCTCTGCATTTTTTTAACTCTTCATCTAAATACCCATCATTTACAAAGCCTTCGGTAGTAATATTTATAAACTTTGGATTATCTTTTAATGATTGAGATTGTTCTATAGATTTTGCTATTACATTGGTTTTCATTTCATGGGTTTCGTCCACAATAGCAAAACCTATATTTCTTCCTTCTTTGTTACGTGTTTTATCACTAAGTTTAAATATCTTAGTGTTTGTTGCCTTGTTAATGATCCATCTTTGATTACGTTTTGTATCTAAATCATTAGGATCTATCAGCATACGCATTAAGTCGATAGCGTCATATACAATAGAAGCCTGGTTATCATCATTTGATGAACAAACAATATCATTTCCTTCTTCTCCTATGATCAGCTCTGTTAATGCAAGTGCTGAACACGTTTCACTCTTTGTATTTTTACGTGCAATCAGTAAGACTATCTTTTTAAATCTGTCAAACCCTGTATCAGCCATCTTAAAGCTGTAAACAACTTCTATAAAAGCCTTCTGCCATAACATCAAAACCATAGGCTTATTATAAAAAGGTGCTTTAGTTAACTTAACGCAGTTTTCCATGAAGTCCATACGCTCATATGCGCCAGATGTATCATAGAAATACCTAGGATCTTCAAGATCTTCTATCAATCTATCTAATTCTTTAATTAATTCTCTTCCTGCTATTATTTCGCCAGATCTAATAGCTTCTCTGTACTGAATTAAATACCAGTCTTTATTAATCATTAGTTTTCTGCAAACGCTGTTTCATGTATTGCCTTAATGGACTTTCTACCGTTTCGCTTTCAATCCCTAACGCTCCATTAACAACCTTCAAAGCATTTAGATAAGATTGTGATAGATCTTTGTACTGTTTATAGGCTGGTGTTACTTTTTGTTTAGTTTCATCACCTGGTTTAACTATAATAAAAGGCAAAGTTTTTAAATAATTTAGCTTTCCTTCTAAAAATACTAATTGATCTATCAAAGGATCTATAAGTTTTAATGTTTCCACGTCAAGAGCTTTACAAATGTCTAGTACTTCTTCTTTTCTATTCATTCTTTGTTCTCCTTTCGTGTGTTTTTTCAAACTTTCATTTTTTCAATCGAAAAATCTCAATTTTTCACTTTCTGCAAGAGAAATGACTCGGTTGCAGTACTCTTCATACTCAATTTTAAAAATTGGAGTGGGGGTATTAATTACTAAAACTATCAAACCAATCTTTAACATACTCCTTATATTTTTCTGGTCTGTCTTGAACATTCATCAAACATTCATCAATGCTTTTATTAATAAATATTTCTTCTGCCCCTATCGTATTAACAATACGCTCTCTTTCTGCTTCCATTGGATAACCTCCTACTATGTAAGCATTATTAAAGCGTCCGTTTCTTGTCTTGATCATATCCAAGATTAGATCTCTAATCATAAAAACATTTTTAGATAATCTCCTGCTGTTCTCGTACCTGCTGTTAATAGATATACACTGATAGATGTTATCTAGATCTAATACAAGATCATGTACACCAGCAACACTTTTTATATAGTCACTTTTACCAGAACCAGGCGCACCATATACAAGATATATATGTCTTGTTCCTTCACTACCAAAACGCTCATGTATACGATTATGAGTAGCGTGTGATACTATCTGTATCAAATCTTCATTTAATGAAATATCATAGTCATTGACATTACTCTCCGTTAATACGATTGTATGGTGCAAAATAATATCATACTTATTTACTATCGGATTTCCTGTTATTTCATCATAAACAAACCCATCATCTGGGCTGGTTCTTTTTAAAATTAAACATTCTCTAAAGCTCTGCCACTTCTTAGACCTGTAAAAACTGCTTAATGTAAACATTGTTATTCCCTTTACCTAGTTAATTCTTCTTGTCCTAATTCAATTAAAACTTGTTTAACTTCATCTTTTAATTTAGCTGGTACTTCTTTAAATGTTAGTTTTCCATCTAAAATGCGATATACTAAAAAGTTAGCCATTTTAATTACCTCCCAACGTCAATAGAATTAAATCTTGAACCGCTTGTGCGGTTACTTCTTGTTCTCGTTTTAATATTTCTAATTCACTAGGTTTGTTTAATTCCTCAAGTTCTTCATATGTATAAGGAATATAAACATAAATATCTTCGTACTCGTCAAACGCTTCTTGAGGCGCTTGATAAGGAACGTCAATAACTTTTGATACATCTTTACCACCATTCGGATATTCCGCAATAGTTTCGTAGTGCCATTGTTCCTTAATTTCTTCTACAGCTTCGTGATGTCTAATAAATAATTTATCTAGTTTCAAATGTCCTTTATTTAAATCATATTCTTTTAATTCCTGTGTTTTATCTTCATTAAAAACTCTCATATTTGCTCTCCTTTAAGAAACACGTTTCCACATATAACAGGTTATATATGGTTGTACGGTTGTAGCAGGATTACCATCAGATTTAACAACCCTAGTAGTATTACTTGCTCCTTGCGGTTTAGCCCCAGCGCTAGCGTCAATTACCATATCATAAGAACCGTAGCCCGATACAACGGGTTCACTGTCATATCCTATGGTATGAACATTCCCCCCGACTGCACCTATCAATGCCCTAAGTTCATATTCTTTACTTCCGCCCGTTTTTTCAACTGTATTAAAGTTTGTATCACCTGTATTTATACCAACAGGTACTCTGCCACTTCCCCACGGTGTCCACGTTCCACCAAACAAAGACGAGGGCGAAGTTGGGCTAACGCTCATATAGATAGCGCCAACAGGGTAAATTTTTGCTAATACTTGTTCCATTGTTGGTACTTCAACCTTGCAAAAATTTTCATCAAAGCCATATACTTTACCATGTGTTGACATAAAATAAACCTCCTAAAAAATTTGCTCTTCTTTGATTTTCTTATTTAATTCAAATTCTTTCTTTTTAATTTCTAATTCTGCTGGATTGTTGCTATATCTATTTTTCGCCCAATTCTTTAGTAAAAACTGTGCACAAGCTACAGAAGGCTGTATATAAACTTCTTCTTCATAAAATTCTATACGCTCTGTTTCTTTTAATCTTTTACCATTTTCGTATACAACTTCTTTTAGCTTCATGGCTTTTTTTATTGTTTTAGTAAAGCCTAAAGCACTCCTAAACATAGCTTGTTCAAGATCTTCAACAGCTTTTCCCCTGGACTCTTTAACAAGTGACGAAAAAGACGCTATTTTTCTTTTGTGAGTTTTCCAGGTAGTGTAGGAGATACCTAAATATTTAGCTACCTCCTTCTCACTTGTTCCTTTTGCTAAAAGTTCTTTAATTTCTTCTAATCTAGGCAATATGACTTCATCATATTTATTCTTTCTGCCACGTGACATAGTACATCACTACGCTTTAATTAATTTTCCTTGTCTTAACAAAGAACATAACTGTTCATTTTGTGAAGCAGTACCAGAATAATTAGCAATTCCATTTACTCTAGCAATTAATTTTCTATGACTAATGCTACTGTCAACACCGATAGCTTTTAAACCGTCTACAATAGACTTACTATTAGTTGCAGGGTAATAGTTAACCTGGTTAGTTGTTCCTGCACCTAAAACCTCTCTAATATCACCATCATTAACCCAGCATAAACCATCATCTAATAGATAAGGGTTTTTAGTTCCGTTTTTAATTTTGGTAATAATTCCATAATTACGAGCCATGTTAGTAGCTAAAATAGCTTCGCTGTTTGGAGCAGTTGAAGATTTATAACAAGTACTAAAGCGCACCTTTTGACCAACTGCATATTTATTTTGTCCTGGATTAGGTGTAGGCTGTGGACTAGGAGCAACACTATTTGTATCTACGATAGCGTTATAAATAGCTTCTGCCAGCTTTTGTGCACCTAACTGTTTATATTTGTTAGCGTCCTCTGTATCTACAAAACAGCACTCAATCAGCATTGATTTAGCTTTTGTTTTATGCACTACATATAACCCCGAACCATCTTTAACACCACGATTTTTAAAGCCCAGCGCTGAAATATTAGCGCATACTTCTAAAGCGTCTGTAAATTGTCTACCTTTGTATGTATAAACTTCTACTCCTTGACCGCCACCAGCATTAAAGTGAATAGAAATAAAATAATCTAATGTTTTATTGTTTGCTAAATTAACCGCTTCTTTTAAATAAGCATTTTGTGAGTTAGCTCTATCAATAGTACAGTTAATAACTTCATGACCATTAGCTCTTAATAAACTAATTAAAGCATTTCCTACTTCTCTTGTTTCCACGCTCTCATTAATAATTCCTACTGCCCCAGATCCTGGACCAGCAACAGTATGACCACAATTAATACCAAACTTCATTTTAATTTCCTCCTTTATTTTTTAATAAGTTACAATCATCTATCTTGTTTAATCTAAGCTCATGCAGATTGACAACTTTGTTTAAATTGTCTATCTCTTCACCGTGCTTATTAATTCTTCGATCTCTAATTTGATCGCTTTCTTTCATGTTTTCGATTGCTACAGTTAGCTTTACAATATTAATATTTAATTCATCAATAGGCTTTTTTTCTCTTTCAGCATTGTTTTTAACAGTTACATAAACACCGACAATAGCAATCAAGCAAGCTAGAACCATTCCTAAAACTGTGTAATAATCAATCATTTTTAATACTCCTATGTTTTTTCATTCGTTCTAATAAGTTGATCTAACCCAGTAGAAGCTAAGCCAGAAGCTAAACCGCCTAGAATAACTTCAGGTGTAAATACACCCATTACCCAAACATTAACTACCACTCCTGCAACTGCTACGATTGTAGGAATGTATTTGTTATCTACATCATTGATCCATTTTTTTACGATATAACCGATACAAAAACACGTCGCTAATGTAATAGGCACAATATAATCTTGTAAAATTTCCATATAAAACCTCCTTCACTTATATAAAAATCATAAGATTTATTTATAATTTTTTCATGGGCGCATTTTTGACACGTTTTTGACATTTTTTTGACACGTTTTTGACAACCTATAAAATTTAATATCGTTCTTTAGACATAAAAAAGGGCTTTATAACAAAGCCCTGTCACCGTAAATTATTATAGCAAGCCTTTTAATAAGCCTTCTACGCTGTCTGTATAATGTTCTTTTATCCATTTGTATTAACTCTGCTGTTTCATCATATGTTAATCCATCTACATATAAACATTTAATAATATCGATATATTCATCATCTGCTATTAAATTTATTGCTTTATCTATGAAGCCTATAACGTTTCTATATTCATCATTTATTTTTTTACCACTATTCAAATCTTTATATGTCTTTAATAAATAAACTACTTTTTCATATGGTGTACGATTTTTTAATACTGTTTCTACAATCTCTAATGCGTCCATTTATAGTCCTTTCATATTTTAAATTTACATATACTTATTAAACTAAAGATAGTTAATTTACTGTAAAGCGTCTTAGCATCACTGTTTTAGCTCCGTAAAATATTTATCCAGATTTTTAATTTATGCATTTTAACAGCTCTTTCCTCAACTTATTTTTTATATTATCCTTCCTCTTCATTTCTAATAATTGTTTCAAAATTTTTCTTTACCTCTTCATATGGAAGTTTTAGAATTCCATAATAACTACATACTTCCTCATTTTTCTGTGCACATTTCTTTGCTAATAAAACTGGTTTGTTAAATCCACAATGTCTATTTAAATCATCATAGAACTTGTAAACAGTACCTTTATTGATCTTTATAATACGTTTCAATCCGTTTTTATCTTTTTCTTGGGGAACTAATAAATCATTTTTTAACTTCAATGCTATCATTAATACATCTCCTTTATAAAAATTAACCAGTGTGTTTTACTCCTTTTATCCCCGAACAATGGATTTTGACCAAAACATTTTAATACCTCTTTTAATTTTATTTGCTGTTCGTTCCATTTGAAGATTAGTGTGCCATTTGGTTTTAAAACCCTCATACATTCGTTGAACCCATCAGATAAATCATTTTTCCAATTATCAAAATCTAGCATTCCATATTTTTTAGCTAACCATGAATTTTTACCAGCTCTTATTAGATGTGGCGGATCAAACACTACTAAATCAAATATGTTGTTTTCAAATGGCATATTTCTAAAGTCTCCAATTATATCTGGCTTAATTTCTAATTTTCTACCATCACATAACGTGTCTTTTAATTCTCTTATATCCATAAATGTTACATTAGGATTAGTCTTATCAAAATAGAACATTCGTGAACCACAACACGCATCTAAAATTTTCATTATTCCTCACTCCCCTTATTTTCTAATTTGTCTATGCGTACTTCTAATTCATTTATTTTATTAATAACTTCGTCTAGCTTTTCACTTACACAATTACTCATTTTTATTAATTGATCAATAACTTCTTTATTTCTATCAAATGGTTTATAATAATTTCTTCTTATCTTCTTTTTAAGTTGCTTAATCATCATCTTTCACTTCCTTAACGCTTCTT